TGACAGCAACGAGGTTATAGTCAAGAGAGACACACTGTGCTTTAAGTTTGTGTGCGATTTCATCTAACATTTTCCTCTCGTCTGATGGATTGTCCGACACCATGAAGCTGATGTGGTCAAGGAAGATACTCCGACAATCACATCCCTGTACTAAATAGGCTATCTTATCATTAATATATTCAATGTTATTACTAGCCCACCGTGTATCCATCGCTACGATACGCTCCGTACCCCATGTTGCTTCAAACCCTGACTTCATTTCGTCAGATGTGACGTGAGTATCAGGTAAATGAATGGGCTTATCAAGAGAGAGACTAACCAGGCCTTTACCTGTCTCCCTCATTGTCTCTTCGAGCATGATTAGGCCCACCTTGTCCTCGTAGTTATTGAGTAGATGATACGCTGTCTCTTTGATAAAGCTTGTCTTACCTACACCAGCACCAGCCGTGACCACTGTCATCTCACTAGTACGCATACCATAAGTCTTATCGTTTAAGGCAGCCCACGGATAGTCAAAGCTAGTGAACTGGTCTTCCTTCGTGATGAAATCCCACATCCGTGAACCGGTGATGATATCCTCAGGTTGATACGTTTCCTCAGTTGATCTCCACCATAAGTTAACGAACTCCTTGCCATCGTTGTTCTCAAGATACTCGCCCGCATCCTTTCTCTGGAGATTCATGACGTGTGCTTTCTTAGGGAACAAACTGGCAACGGAATGGGAGGCCTCTTGACCGGGATCATCGTTGTCAAAAGCTAACACTATGTTATCAAAGGAGTTGAGCCATTCAAAGCACCGCTTCACATCACGGTATGCTCCTTGTGCTCCATTCTTAATCGACACTACTGGGTACTTAGACCCCATCATCTGATAGACAGAGAGACAATCGATCTCTCCTTCTGTTACGGTAATGAACTTACCACCACCGTTGAACTTGGATTGCCCGAAAAGAACAGCCTTGTTGATGTTACCCTTAGAATGAATAGACTTAGGCACCTCTCGTATCTTGTATGCTACAAGGTTGCCATCCTTATCAGTGTATGGATAGTAATGTTTAGTTACCACTCCTTCCTCTACCCTTAAGCGTACATCATAGGCTCTTAACGTATCGGTATTGATGTTGCGCTCATTGATGGGGCCAACCTTTGTTCCCTCTAAGGTAGGGAGAAGAGAGGTATGCTGCGTCTTAGGAGTAGACATAGCTTCTCCTTCGTGTCTTGTCTCACAACTAAAGCACCATGTGTGACCATCCTCATATAATGCACAGGCATCAGACGAACCACAGTCATTACATGGCCCCTTACTTACGAGAGTCTGTGACTCTTCACTGAACTCCATCCTCTAACTCCTCAAGTATAGGAATTGTGGTTAAGCATTCTTGTTCTTCTTCAGACGAGACTATAAAAGAAGTGTCAGTCGATTCCGTGATACAATTAGTACACGGCTCATACGTACCATCTCTTCCTATAGAAACCTCATCTGTATTGAGTCTCTTGTTGCATATGTAACACCGCATTGATTCTCAAGCTCCTATGTTAAGTCTAGGTTAAATAGCCCGCAACGTCACCTAGGATAGTCGGGTATTCCTTATAAGAGAAGAAGGACCATTCCCCCTATTATCCAAACTTAGGCTAACACTGGGAAGGCAGAGATCGTGAGCATTGATGAGATGTCCACGTTCTCTTTAACCTTGTTCTTTCTAGTTGCCCCACTGGGCCGCAAAGGCATCCGCGATTCCCTTGAAAGTAAGTGAACGCTTTTTCCATCTATCCTTGGATGGACCCATGAAGTGGATTCTGGTTTCCCTACCTTCAACCACATTAGTGGGTTTGAGTTTAGGAAGCCCCTTAAGCCATAGACAAGTGGCCTTCGTTTCACCATGACCAAACATCCAAGGTTGGATAATCTGGTCTGGTTTTCTAATGCGTGTTGATATGATGGAGATGGGATTTTCCAAAGCAATCTTATCAATAGACGCATCAAGTAGAAGCCTCACGAATTCCAAAGCTTCAGCTTGTTCCGGTAATTTGTCCTTGAACCATCTTGCACCGGAAACTGCTAGATGGGTGCAGGGTGGATGGGCAATCATCAAGTCCCAGCCATCCCCTAAAATGTCGGCTACATCACCGACATAGTGGGGGCCTGTGCCTTCCTGCTCAAGAAGATCACAGGAAATGGCGTGATGCCCACGCTTAATGAAGGCATCACGGACCATTCCTGAAAATTCACAAGCAACAAGAACCTTCATACTTAACGCTCCTGGTAAACAGCACGATCATGCCCATCAAAGTGTGCTTCATCTTGCAACTCACCAACTACTTCGTAGTGACATGTCCGTCCTTTTGCATTGTCATAGTCAGACGGAATAGATACTACATCAGCAGGGTTTATCTTGAGGATCATAGTGTGACCACCGAATCCCCAAAAGCCACGGAGATACTGGATCGAACAGAAGTGTAGACCATAAGAACAAGTATTATCTCTTTCATCATCGACATCCTTACGATCCATAGAACAACGCATACCTACCTGATTGTCAAACGAGTTAGAATGACGATCCATATAGTTCTCGTTCACACTCTTGTAAGCGAGGAAGTGTCCGTCCTCAGTGATAGGCAACTCTGACTGCTCAAGGAACAGGTAGAGTTCACGTTGCGCCCTCATTGAGGGGTTCTTCATCAAGTTGGAGAGGAAGTTTATGAAAGGTGTGACATCCTCACCTTGTGACATACCATCGAGGATACGAGAGGTCACTGCATTGTGAACGTGACGCCCTTGATAGCAGACGACTCCATCTACTACCTCGATGTCTGACTCACCCGCCCAAGTGTTAACAGTGGCAGCTACGTCAGTTAAGTCAAGCACAATATCCCAATCAATAGGAGGTTCGCTTGTCAAGATCTCTCTGATCTCGTCATAGTTAGCATGTGCTCGGGTAACAGTGAACGCCTTGTTATCTACGACAAGGTTGATCACTTCATCTGTCATGATGTAAGCATTAGAATTTGACATTTACTTCTCCATCTGTTTGATGTATTGACAGATTCTATTTACATCGTCACTTTCTATCCTATCCTCATCAATGAAACGAGACATAGGGTACTTATCATAGAACTCAGTACGATGCTTCAACAGAGTCTTTAATATAGACTTCTTATTCTTGTCCTCCTTAGCTAACATCCTAGCAATATCTTCATTAGCTAACCAAGTATCTTGAATGTCTACGTAACCAACAATGAGTTCAATCTTGAGTCTTTGTTGATCAAAGTAATCAGAGAAGTCTTTAGCAACACTACCTACTGGTATTATACCATCTTCATTAAGCCGTGTCAAGATATTTTTAACGTGTCTAATCTCTTTCTTCTCTTCGTAATCAGCATCCTCTAACTCGAGTGCATTTTTAGTAGCTACAGCAGCACAATTCACTGGGTCTTTGAACCATTCTAAAGTACGAGATTCTACCTCATCTAAGAGGTTAGACCATCCAGGCAGAGCTTCGAATGGGTTCTTAACTGAACCAGGGACACCATAAATTTGATCGTGGTTGTCAACTATCTCGATTGCTTTTGCCATACGATATAGAGCAGTGATAAAGGGAGTACGAGGACGATCATCTTTGATCGTCCAAGCGTGAAGATTAACGTAATACCCTTTGGTTTGAGTTGTAATATCTACCTCGACATCCTTCCACTGAGCCCGGAGTTGTTCTCTCTCGTTACCATAATGACGATAACCTAAACCACTATAGTGAGTAACTTTGTTTGCCTTACGAACTTGCTTACCTCCTGGTTGCTTCACCCTCACTACCTTAGGTAACTCAGGAACTACTTTGTTAAACTCTTTATAGGGATGATCACCAAGGTCAGCAGCAACAGCTTTCATCTGGCTTTCATGTTCACATTGGATAACATAAACGTATTCAGGATAGAGTGAATTCTTATTACCGCTGCTCCACGTATAGTGTGACCTCGTTGCTTCACCATATTCATCATTCATATACTGTTTCAAGCGAGAGGGTTGACGACTCTTAGTCTTATCATCCCACAATATCAAGTGATCATGGTTACCATCAAGGGTTATCTCTATAGGCCTAACTTGATCCTTGGAGAACGAGGAAGTCTTAAGACTGAACTCACGTTCATTTAGTTTGATTACAGTGATACCTTTGAACCGTGTAATAAAGGGGTTAGTTGATAGTCTATGTTGTTGAGTTCCATTTGCATTGAACATAGGATTCTTAATCTTTAGGCTAAGGTTAATTCTACTATCAACATCAGCACCATTATAGACAGCCGCTCCCTTTATCAGTTCAGTATAGTGTGCGCTTTTACTTCCACTACATAGAGTAGCTAGTACTTTAGTTGCTTCCCATTTAGTAGTGCAATCATTGAACAGATCAGGGATGATAGTCTGACGTAACTCATTATGTATATCCCCGAACCGAGTGATGATAGCAGCGATAGTTTGTTTGTTATACGACAATTCTTCACGACTACTACTGACATCTAACTCACCAATCTTAAAGATAATATCGAAGGGAATATCTAGCATAAATTGTAAGCCAGTCCCTTCCATGTGAGTCTTCATTTCCTCCTCACTGATACGATAAGCTACGTTACCTTGGATAGCACAAGGTTGTGCTTTGTTCCTATTATAGTAATCACTATTCTCTTTCCTCATCAACCATCCTGTACCATCAATGACTGACTCATACTCCTCTATCTCATAGCCAGAGCCACCTAAGATGTTAGGCCGAGGATCAAAACGTCGGAAGATTTGTTGGGCTGACCCGGTAAACGCCTCGATATCTCCGGGGAGGACACCAACATACACTTTCACTCCATCAGGTAGAGAGTTGTCGTGTATTGCTGCACCCATAGTGGTGATGTTAGGCATTCCCTCTTCATCTTTGAAAGCTGAATAGATTTGCCTTATTCCATCCTTAGTTGCAGTGATGGTAGCTTGATCAGTGTATGCAAAGAACACCTTTGATCCCAAACCAAACTGTCCTACTTGAGCATTAGTTCCTCTCTTGGTACTAGCACCATAAGTAGTGTAAAGATTCATCACATCTTCATGGTTGAGACCAATGCCGAAGTCCTCGATGTAAAAGAACGGCTCGATAGCAGTGGGTAAGTGAACGTCGATTGGTGCTGAGTTGTTAGCTTCAATGTGACTATCCTGTGCATTACAAGCTAGTTCTCTGATGATTGCTTCTACCTTATTAGAGTACAGCTTATCACTCAGGAGTGAGGCCATATGAGCATTCATCTCAAACGAATACTCTTTACTCTCACCAACAGCACCACCAGTATCTAAGTTGTGTTGTTCAGTATGTGGTATCATTTGTACATGTCCCTAAATCTGATGGCACCATCGTGATCTCCTTGTCCGTAGTCTACCCAACCGCAACAACCCACACTCTTGAGTGCATTACTAATCCCTGCTTCATACTTACGACGGCTATACTTAGGGCTGCCACCAACTGCTTGGAGTACATCATATAGAAACTGTGCTTCATCTTGACTTATAGTGAGCACTATTGTTCCTTCTACATATACTTCACGATCACGCAGCCAGTTAGCAAACCGCCAACGCCATTTAATTAACTCTGCTCTTGCCATCCTTTCCTCCTTCTTGCATCTCGAGATACGCTGCTACTAATTCTACTTGAGTCACGCCCATGAATACAGCGGTCATTTCAATGGCGAGTTTCTTATCCATACCAAATAGAATCTGCATACGTAATGCTTCAACTGCATCCTGTAATTTGTCTCCTCTATCTTTAGCGAGAGAGCAAGCTAGTTCTCTTGTAAACTTATTGTATGTCACTTCCACTCTCCTTCTCTACGAGGTAACCGTGCTGCCTCATTGGCTTGCTTATCTGTGTCGTGTACACTGAGGACAGTAGGAACGGGGTAGTCTGCCACAATATACTTCCCATTAGTCTTACGATCCTCGTCACCTATGATACCAAGGTAACGAGCAGACATGAGAGTCCACAATCTCCACCTCTTATCAACAGAAGATTGGATAGCACTACGAACAGGCAGCTTCTTGCGTTTAGGCTTACGTCGTAAGTAATTATTCTTTGACATATTCTACTCCTTCTTTGTTAAGACCTCTAACAGGCTTACGAGGGGGAGTTGCCTGTTCTATTACTGAAGCTATTCTATTTCTTGAGTGACACGTAGCTGATCTTACTCTGAACTCATACGGGCCTATCTTAGTTACCCTACGCTCGTTAATTGAGTCACGAACCATCTTACAAGCGTCAGGTGTGGGAAAGGGATTGTTTTCTATAGGCAGTATAGCATGTCCTTGCACACTATACAAGAAAACATACAAGACATAGCTAATCATCTAATCATTTCCTTCTCCTCTCATCCCATTCTAAATAGACAACAATCAGAGCAAACACAATCAGTATAATGATAACAACTTTCATAGTACTCCCCTATTATCCTTCTCTATATCCCATAAAGACATCAGGACTACACAAGTTCCAAGAAGGATAGCAATATTTATCTCGGGGTTACTAGCATTCGGGTCGAGAGGAGCAACAAACATGGCTAACCCACTGAAATACTTTGTCATTGTCTTAGCCATGTTACTTCTCCTCAACACTAAGTGATACAATTCTAGGATTATAATGTTTCATAGTATGATTCAAAGTAGCCCTTATGAAACCTAACCATGACGCACAAGTATACCCAAACCCAGGAACCATATCCATATCCACCTCAAGGATAAGATTGATACAACAACGACGAGCCATAGTTTCCTCCTTTAATAAGTGAGAAGGTAATCGAAACCGGGGTGCGGGACATACCCTGGATAGTACGTATGTCATGCCTCTCCATTTCATCCTTGCTCGTAAGCAAGGCCGCACCAGTGGTCCCTGACATTGCCAATAGCCAAGTGTTACCAACGAAGGCCGACCACATTAAGGAGTGACCTCGCACCATGCGAGAACAGTTCCCATTACCCTCCCGGAATCCTACTAGAGGGTAGGGCTTTCTTTACTCACACTTCTGGTTACATAGCTACGCACGAACTGATTCCGGTCAGTACCGATGCGACTATCCTACTCAAGAAAGTGCGAGGCCACAGGTGTGTCCTACCTACTAGGGCTAGGCTACCTACTAGGCAGCGGTGACGAGCAACTCGGGAGCGTGTTTCGTAATCATGTCTTTGACATGACCTACGGCAAGATCACCCGTGTTGTCATTGGATTGTACGTACTTATCACCGGCGTACTTCTTATATACGCGATGAATCTCTTTCCAAACATCCTCACCACCAAAAGCGATGAGTTCGTCGTTGTCCTGAGAGAACATCCAGTACGGAATAGATGTAGCAACCGCCGTGTTGAACTTGACGGCTTTGTTAGTCTTGTCCTTGGCTAACGTGTTCTTATCAACCAAGATCGGGGCATGGGTTGTCAACCATACCAAGTACCCGTCACGCTTCAGGAACTTACGATTACCTTCCTTACGAAGGACATCATAGAACCTCTGTGCGGGGCCAAGATCACCACACTTCTCGAAGTGAAGGATAGCGAAGTTAGAACACTCACGGGCCGCATTTTGCGATGTCTTCACGGCGCGCGAGAACGATGAAAGCTTCTTGTTAAAGCCTTCAACGGTAGTAATTGTCTGCTTTGGCATAGCGTTACCTACCTTTCGAGCAGGTAGGACACGCCTCTGACCTCACATAGAAAATATATCACCATGCAGCGCAGGACATCACTGTTATGTAGTGATCGGGTCACCAGGGACCAATAGGCTCCGCTTCACGCATTACCTAGGTATGATGTGACCTTCCCAAGCTACCAGCTAGTCAACGTCCACCCGAAGGTGAGACTTCCGCTAGTCTACCTTGGCCCACGCTCTGCGTATGCTATCAGTCAGCATTTGACTGTACGCACCACACGGGCTAGTCACTCTTGATAGGATTTACTCACCCTGCCAGACACCAACGCTTGGCGTACTCCAGCCATAGGTGACACCTACTGCATAGTTCACTGGCTACCCTTTGTCTGAGTAGTGGTAGACGCACCGACGCACCGATGCACCTACCACTAATTAGATAGGGGCTTAGGCATAGGAAAAGCTACCTATTTCTAGGTAGCCAATCCTATTATTATTCGTCGATTAGGAATACAATCTCATCGAAGGGGACGATTTTGCAAACCTTTTTGCTATTAGAATGGGAAAATAATCCCTTTCTAACGTTGCGCGCAGAGTACCCATCCCATCGCCAAGACTGACCTCGCAATCCAGCGGGCTTACCTGCTCCGCGCATACGCGACCATGCGCTGGCATACTTGCCCACTACCGGCTTAGGATGCTGACGCACCTTGAGCCGCTTGGCGGATAGGAGACGGGCCAAGGCGCGCTCGCGTTTGCCTAAGCGCATGGCATACTCCTTCCTATAGCCCCGGATAAACCTCGGGCCAGCAGAAAATGGCCTCCATTTCCACTATACCTATTCTACAGGAGGGGGCGAGGGATGTCAAACATTTATTTTATTTTTATTTTCCTACATCCAGGCACTTATGGCACAGTGTTTGCATTATGCAATAACCATGCCAAGTTTATACAGGGGTATTGATAATGATAATCATTCGCATTTAATATGGGCAGTCCTATAATAGGATCAGATACCTAGGTCGATCTCAGGAGTAGTTTGGAATGATAGTAAGAAGCATTCGCATCTAGCCAGGCCTGTACTTGCGAATGCAACTTAGAATCATTCGCATCTAGCCTGGGGCAAAAAGTATAATGCAACTAAGAAGCATTCGCAACTGGGGGGTAGGAGGGGGGGTCAGGGGTGCGCGCTTCTGTTTCTCTCACCTTCCAAATTACTAGCAGAAAAGATGGCAGGGTGGCCCGTACATTATAAAACAGGGTTGATACTATAGACTATCACCCTTGCTTACTACACTATATACTACTCCTTGTAGACCTTCTTTGGATCACTGTAGAGTCACTACAGTATATACTATATTGATAGGGTAGCACACATTTCTCTTTTCGTCAACCCCTATTTTGTCTTGACACGAGGACTCAAATATGATATACTAGTGGTATAGAATAGAAATAGTCAAAGGAGGACTAGATGGCGGGTAAACTAGCCGCATCCTTGACAGCGTTAATCTTTTTAGTCGGTTGCGTAGGAGTAGAGGTCCCTACCGTTGCACCAGAACCTCCTTCTACCGTAGTAGCCCCAGAAAAGGAAAAGTCTATAGAAGAAGAATTAACCTTTACTGATGGAGTCGCATTACTTATGCATATCGAACTTAAGGACGGCAGTTATCAAGATATGCTGGGAATGAATCCTGATAATGTTCTTATTTTACAACCACGACATTTCTGTGAATCCGTTGTCAATATAGAAGTAATGAAGATGATAGTATTCTTGGAGCAAAATAATGTGCCATTTAAGAGCGTAAAGGGCTTCTGTGTTGATGAAAAAGAGATGGAAGATCATACTGCGACTCATCCTAAACAAACAAACGGGCGTCCACCTTGGCTTCCTAATATACGAACAATAGAAGTATCAAACTAACTAGGGGCAGTGTTCGGTTTAGCCACTACGCTCTGCGAGGCCGATAATGTCTCAAGGACTAGTGAACGAGGGTTCGACTCCCTCCTGCTCCACCAATTAGGAGAAGTAAGATGGTTAAAATAGGTTCTTACGGGGACAAGCCCGTAAAGAAGGCGAAGCCGAAAAGTAAACGTAAAAAGAAAAAAGGGAGTAAGAAGAAATGATGGATCATATGCATAAATGGATGCCTTGGGCACTTATGGTTGCTTTATTTTTGCACCACTGGATGTAATTTAAATGGCTGACAATATCCCCGGATGTAGTCACGAGGATAAGTTACGTACTGGCCCTACTAATAGCGAGTACATCGAAGGCTATAGCCGTATAGATTGGTCTAAGACGGCTGAACCACCTAAGATAAATAAGGAGATTTCTACAGATGGCAAACTTTGCTGTCACAGACGTCGTAACCAAAACAGGCACTCTTGAATTAGTTGCTGCTGCGTTAGAGACTGCTATAGAAGCGGTTGACGACGGAAAGACAATCCGGTTACTGGAGATTCACCACATCGCTGGTAACCAGTTTCAGGGTGTCTTTATTCATGACGCTTAAGCACCCTGAGTACAAGAGGCGCTTTAAGGATTCAGTAGGGAGGTATCGAACTCAGTCTTTGTTTCGTGAGATGAACAGTGGCAAAGGCGAGTTCGATCCTCTTTATACTCTAAAAGACGAAGATCCCAAAGGTGATCTGCCTTCTCTAAAGCAGATGTACCTTAAGGCTAACGATCCTACAGAGTACGAATTCGCGATTGCCGCTTTCGGAGAATGGCACCACTGGGACATTCTAAGCAAACTCGCTTGGATGGAAGAGTACGTCTATCAATGGCGTGAAGAGCTTGAGATCAAGATGAGATCTGATGCTGTCAAGATCATCATCAAAGAGGCTCAGACGGGAAAGGGTAAGTATAATGCTGCCAAGTTTCTCAGTGATGCAGGGTGGAAACCCAAGACCCGAGGACGTCCCACCGAAGCAGAGCGCAAGCGCCAAGCCAAGATTCAAGCTGGGATTGATGTGTCTATCGCAGAGGATCTAGAAAGGATCGCCTAGTGGGTACGAAACAAGAAAGGATAGTAGAGATACGTGAAGCAGCAGAAGCCGATCTAGTTACCTTTATAAAGCTGATCGCACCTAAGACCGTTCTAGGTTCGGTACACGTAGAGCTCTGTGATTGGTGGACAAGACAGGACGGGAAGACGCATCAGTTAGCTCTCCTTCCTCGTGACCACCAGAAGTCAAGATTGATGGGGTACAGGGCTGCATGGCATCTCACTAAGCATCCAGAACACCGTATCCTCTATATTTCAAGCACGGCTAACCTAGCGGAGAAGCAGCTAAAGTTTATTAAGGACATTTTGGTCTCTAAGATTTATGGCCGATACTGGCCCGATATGATAAATCCGAGCGTAGATAAACGAGAGAAGTGGACGAACAGTGAAATCTCAGTTGATCATCCAAAACGGATTGAAGAAGGTGTACGTGATCCTTCTATTTTTACTGCTGGTCTCACAACGAGTATTACTGGCCTTCATTGTGATGTTGCAATTTTGGACGATGTGGTTGTCCAAGAGAATGCGTATACCGGAGAAGGTCGTGAAAAGGTCAAAGATCAATACTCTCTCCTATCTTCTATTGAAGGAACTGGAGATGGTTCTGAAAGCGGCGGCTCACAAGAATGGGTTATCGGTACGAGATATCATCCCAAGGATTTATATAATGACTTGATAGAGATGGAGGAAGAAGAATACAACGATGATGGCGACATCATCGACTTTGAGCCCGTCTATGAAAAATTCGAGCGGGAGGTTGAAGACGAAGGCGATGGGACAGGACAATTCCTCTGGTCCCGTCAGCAGCGTAATGACGGGAAATGGTTCGGCTTTGATCGTAAGATCCTTGCAAAGAAACGTGCCAAGTACCTTAACCGTACTCAGTTCCGCGCGCAATACTACAACAACCCAAATTCGCAAGATGGAACTGGAATATCAGCCGCACTCTTCCAATATTACGATCCTAAGTATCTTTCTCAATCTAACGGAAAATGGTTTTATAAGGGGGACCGAATAAATGTTTTTGCTGCGATTGACTTTGCGTTTAGCCTTACAAAGCGCGCGGATTATACGGCAATCGCTGTTATCGGAATATCGTCTATGGGTCAAATCTTTGTCCTTGATATTGATCGATTTAAAACAGATGCTAAGATTAAAGATTATTATGATGCTATTCTCAGAATGCATATTAAGTGGGACTTCCGTAAGATGCGAGCAGAGTGTACAGCAGCACAAAAGGCTATCGTGAAGGAACTAAAGAATAGCTATATCACACCGAATGGTCTGTCTCTTTCGGTTCAGGAACACTCTCCTACGAGAGCTCTAGGTTCCAAGGAAGAGCGGCTAAAAGCTATTCTTGAACCCCGGTATGATAATCTTAGTGTTTGGCACTATAGAGGGGGCCATTGTCAGACTCTAGAGGATGAATTGATTCTCGAGCATCCGCCTCACGATGATGTCAAGAATGCTGTAGCGGATGCAATCGAGATTGCTATTCCCCCTGCTCGTGGCTCTCGTACCACGAATGATAACGTAGTTGAATTTAACTCCCGCTTTGGCGGGGTTGCCTATACCCAAGGAGCAATGTAATGGCGGGCCGTGTATTAGAACTAGACGAAGTAATTGCTGGTATCGATCCGATGGCTAAAGGAATCGCTGAGAAGTATTTGTCATGGGAAGCACATAGGAGGCCTTGGTTAAATGAGAAGAGAGAGTTACGGAACTACGTCTTCCAAACAGATACGCGAAAAACTACCAATGCGAACTTACCTTGGAAGAACTCCACGACGACCCCTAAGCTCTGTCAAATTAGGGACAATCTTCATGCTAATTATATGGCTGCCCTTTTTCCTCATGATGATTGGCTGAATTGGCAAGCTGAAGATAGAGAGTCAGCCGAAGGAGAGAAGCGTTCTATGATTGAGTCTTACATGAAGAATAAGACTCGTGTCTCTCACTTTCGCGCTACAATCTCTAAGATGGTTTATGACTACATTGACTTTGGTAATGTATTCGGTACCGTAGAGTATGTAAATGAAACGCGCACGGACGATAACGGAGAAGAAATTCCGGGCTATGTCGGCCCTAAGGCAATACGTATATCCCCGTATGATATCGTCTTCAACCCTACGGCTGATGATTTTGGCTCTACTCCTAAGATCATCCGCTCGGTCCAGACGCTCGGAGAACTTAAGGCAGACATCGATGACCATCCCGAAGATGGTTGGAAAGAGGACATCTTTGATCTCGTAGTTCAGAATCGAGAGAAGCTCCAATCTATCTCACCAGCAGATATGAATAAGACGGACGGTTTTATCATTGATGGTTTTGGTTCTATTCACCACTACTACGAGTCAGGCTTTGTTGAGCTATTGGAATTCAGAGGTGACCTCTATAATCAACATACGAAAGAGTTCCTCAAAGATCATATCATTACCGTAGTTGATCGTCTCCATATTGTACGGATACAGAAGAATCCTTCGTGGCGTCCTGCTGGATCTATCCGTCATGTTGGTTGGCGTCTTCGTCCTGATAATCTATATGCAATGGGACCTCTCGATAATCTCGTGGGACTTCAGTATCGAATAGATCACCTAGAGAATCTCAAAGCAGATGTCTTTGACCAGATCGCTCATCCCATCACAAAGGTTCAAGGGTTTGTTGAGGATTGGACCTATCAACCTGGAGAACGTATCTATCTTGGAGATGATGGTAACGTAGAACACATGCGTCCAGACGTAACTGCTCTTAATGCTGATACCCAAATAGATAGACTTGAAGCACGTATGGAAGATATGGCGGGTGCTCCTAAGACAGCTATGGGTATTCGAACCCCTGGAGAGAAAACTCTTGGTGAAGTTCAGTTACTCGATAATGCATCAGGACGTATCTTCCAAAATAAGATTTCTTTCTTTGAGGATATGTTTCTTGAAGAACTACTCAATGATATGTTAGAGATCAGCCGACGCAATATAAACGAGAAGGATATCGTACGTACTATCAATGATGAAACTGGAGTACTATTATTTAATGAAGTTACTCCACAGGATCTTAGTGGTGTAGGTAGAATCTACCCACAGGGAGCTCGTCATTTTGCGCAGAAGGCTAATTTAGTTCAGAATCTTTTTGCCTTTGCTAACTCTCCGTTAGGGCAAGACCCATCTGTTACAGCCCATATTAGCGGTAAGAAGGTTGCTCGTTTAATCGAAGAGACTCTCGATCTAGAACGGTTTGGTCTCGTTAAAGATAACGTGCGAGTCGAAGAAAACCACGAAACTCAGCAAGCTGCTAATTTTGCTCAGCGAGACTTGCAGGAAACTGAGGCACTCACAAATGAACTAGCTACTGGAGTAACCGATGCCGAAGCAGAAGCAGCCCAAGCAGCCGCCGGGGGTGTGGACAGCGCACCTATCGGACAAGAAAGAGAAGGAAGAATTTGAAGCCTACGTACGCAATTCTCGTGGCGTCTTTGATCGAGCTCTTGACTTAATTGATAACCATATGATCAATGAGGAAGTCAAACCTGAAGACTATGACAATCCTAGTTGGTCTCATAAACAGGCTGATAAGAACGGCTGGAATCGTGCTCTGAAGAAAGTACGACAATTATTTGCTTGACAGAAGCGATCAGATATGATATACTAGTGGTATAGAATAGATCATTATTCTATTGACAAAGGACCCTAATTATGGCAGACCAAACCGCATTCGATGCTAATCAAGAGCCGAGCGAAGAGACCCCCGCTCAAGAGCCCACCAACCCTAGCTTTAGGGATCTGTTGGTAGGCGACGGAAAGAAGTTCGTTGATGATGAAGCTCTAGCTAAAGGCAAATACGAAAGCGACCAATTCGTAGAACAACTTCAATCCGAGAATAAAGGCTTGCGGAGCGAACTGGACCGCAGAGTAACCGCAGAAGAAACAGTTGACAAACTGTTACAAGAACAAGAACAAAGATCAACTCAGCAAGACGAGGGCGTAACCACTCCTTCACCGCAGATGTCCGAAGAGGATATCACAGAGTTGGTAAAGCAGACCATCGCGACAACGAGGACTGCTGAAGCTGAACAGAACAATGTCTTAGAAGCTGACCGGGCTTTGGAAGGCAGGTTCGGTGACAAAAGGGCTGAATGGCTACAGACAAAGGCTGGAGAGTTAGGTGTAGGCGTGACTTTCCTCCAGAGTATTGCAGCCGCTAGTCCTAAACTCTTCCTCGCTACGGTTGGCCTAGACCGGCCACCAGAGGGACAAGGGGGTATAGGACAAGGTAGTGTAAATACTGAGGCCCTAAGTGCCAATCCCATGTCTACGAGTCCCAACGAAGGCACCTTCAAATGGTACGAAGAGTTACGAAAAGCAAATCCAAGAGGGTTCTTCAAACCGGAGATTCAACAGCGATTGATGAAAGATCGCACGGAAATGGGAGAGGAGAAGTTCTACGCTTAACTCTAACAAGGAGTCCATTGTAAAATGGCAATGAACAGTGGTAATAGTGAACTCCTGATCAGGACGGAGGTTTGGTCGTCCCAGCTGAAAATGGTCTTAGAAGATCAGCTTATGGCAGCGGGGTACGTCAATTGGCTCTCTGAATTTCCTGATGGGACTACGTTCACGATTCCTTCGATTGGTCAGGCTCAAGTTGAAGACTATATCGAAGATGATGCCATCACGTACGCTCCGCTGGATACTGGTGAATTCCAGCTGACAATTAACAAGTACAAGGCATCTGGTATCTATATCACCGATAAGGCCAAGCAGGATTCATTTTACATGAATCAGCTGGTTTCTTCGTTTGTTCCGAAGCAGGAACGGGCGATCATGGAACAGGTTGAATCTGACGTGCTCGGTCTAGAGAGTGAACAGACTGCTTCTGATTTGAACACGATCAATGGTGCTAACCACCGTTACTGTGCGGGCGGCACTAATGAGGTAATGGAAGTCGAGGATTTTGCTCGCGCCCGTTACGCGCTCAAGAAAGCTAATGTTCCTGACACTAGCCTCGTGGCTATTGTTGATCCTTCCGTTGAGTATGCTCTGAATACTATCACTAACCTAGCTAATATCTCGAACAATCCTCATTGGGAAGGTGTGATTGCTGAGGGTATCGCAACGGGTATGCGGTTCGTTAAGAATGTGTATGGTTTCGATGTCTATGTATCGAATAATCTTGCCGACGCTAATGAGACCATTAGTGGCGTGACAACTGCGGCTGGTAAAGCCAACATGTTCTTCTCTGCTGAGTCTGACGTCTTGCCCTTTATTGGTGCTTGGCGACAGCTGCCACAGGTTGAGTCCGAGCGCAACAAAGATCACCAGCGTGATGAGTTTGTTATCTCTGCACGTTACGGTGTGAAGTTGTTCCGTCCGGAGAACCTCGTGTGTGTTCTCTCTGACACCGATCAAGTTGCTTAAGGGAGGTACATAACATGGCTGCTACAGAAATCTGGGTCAACGATGATGGTCTCGAAGTCCGCTTTGGTACTGAGAAAGCTACCCTGCGTTTAGGTGGCCGACTGAGTACTTATGGCGCGATGGGTGAGGCTCGCGTGAAGATCCTTGGTGCAAAGGTCCCT